TTGCAATGGATGACCGTGAAGAAGAACAACAGCCTCAGATGAGTGCAGGAGCTTTAGAGTTAGGTCAGGGAGCCTTAAGTGCCTGATCTCAGAAAGTTTAGAGCCAAGTCACCATCAAAAACTATCTACCCACAAAAGGCTCCTAAGAATAACTACTTTTCAACATTGATGGAAACTGAAGAAGGTAGAGCATTACGAAAGTCTTGGTCTAACAAGAAGAAGATAAACGGTGGTCGTCCACGAGGGGTTCCTGACGGCTATAGAAAAGAGCAAATAGAACCCATTAGAGCAGAAGCGAAAAAGGAAGCAGAGAGGTTAGTTAATATTATGGCTGATAAGTTTAACATAGAAGACGAATACTCTAAACAGGCATTACAGACAGCAGTCGAGGTAATGAACGTGGTTGGAGAAACAAGAGAGAGACTAGCTGCAGCAAGACTGGTATTAGATTTTACCAAGCAGAAACCTGCATCTAAGAATGAAGTAGCTTTGACTAAAGCTGAAGACTTTCTAGCATCTCTCGTTACTGAAGAAAACGATGGATCCACAACTAAAGAAGATTAGAAAACGACTTCTTAATGAGTTTCCTTTTTACTCAAAATCTGCATTAAAGATACGAACAAAGTCAGGTGATATTGCTCCACTTACTTTGAACCCTGCCCAAGAAATACTTCAGAAGGCAGTAGATAAACAACAAAAAACAGAAGGTAAGATTAGGGTTATCATCCTAAAGGCTAGACAACAGGGTCTATCGACCTATACCGGTGGCTACCTTTACTTCTCAGTGTCTCAGAATAAAGCTCGTAAGGGTATGGTTATTACTCACCATGCCGATAGTACTAGAGCATTATTTGATATGACTAAAAGATATCATGAGAACTGCCCTGAAATACTTAAGCCTCATACTAAATACTCATCAAGAAGGGAGTTAAGTTTTGATATCCTTGACAGTTCTTTCGTGGTCGCCACAGCAGGTGGAGACAGTGTTGGCAGGGGGGAGACAATTACTCATTGTCATGCCTCGGAACTTGCTTTTTGGCCTAAGTCGTCTGCTGAAGACATTTGGAATGGTCTTGCTCAAGCAGTTCCTAATACCCCTAATACAGCTATTTTTATCGAAAGTACGGCAAATGGTATATCAGGTATCTTCTACAATTTATGGAAGGGTGCAGTCGAGGGTACTAACGGTTATGTGCCGGTGTTTATTCCATGGTTCACTGATCCTGATTATAGGGAAGAAGTACCTAAAAACTTCAAGAGAACACCTGATGAAAAGGATCTAGCTAAAAAATATAAGTTAGATAATGCACAGCTTATGTTTAGAAGACGTAAGATAGCACAAAACGGAATTGAACTATTCAAACAGGAGTACCCATCATACCCTGACGAGGCCTTTCTTACTACTGGTCGTCCAGTGTTTAACCCTGAACAACTTCAGAAGTTAATACCTGAGACTAAGGATGTTGAAGAAAGACTAGCCTTAGAAACTGATGAATGGGTCAACCATAGTCGTGGTGAACTAACTACATTTATAAAACACGATAGTGGAGAACAGTATGTCATTGGTGCAGATGTATCTATGGGAATACGGAACGGAGACTACTCCGTGGCCATTGTACTCGATAGTAAAAAAAGACAGGTTGCCACATGGCGAGGTCATGTCCACCCTGACTACTTCGCAACAGTACTGTTTCACTTGGGAACCTACTACAACGATGCATTTATCTGTGTAGAGAATAACTCACACGGTATATTGACCTGTACTAGGTTAGGTAAAGACTTAGCCTACCCCAACTTCTACACTGAAGTGCAACACGATAAGATAACTGACAGAGAAACTGTGAAACTAGGTTTTACAACTACTGTTAAAACTAAACCCTTAATCATCGATCAACTCAGAGCCTCTATGAGAGAAAAAGAGTTGGAACTCAATGACAAAGTCACAATAAGAGAAATGCTAACTTACATAGTTACCGAAAGTGGTGCCATGGAGGCCGAGCATGGATGTTTTGATGACTGTGTTATGTCACTTGCTCTTGCAAACTATGTGCATGAAGGAGCTTGGGATCCTATCGAAAGTGGTAATGAATTTTATATGGAAATGGTATAAACATGGCTAAAATTGAAGAATATTCAAAACTAGATGACAGTGATATTGTCGTAATGGTTGAAAACAACATTAAGACTTCTGTTGGCTATTATGACAGTGAGATTTCAAAAGAACGTAAGAAAGTCACTGAGTATTACAATGCCACACTTCCACGACCTGCCCACGATGGTAATTCTAAGTTTGTATCACAGGATGTTTACGACAGTGTTGAGGCACTAAAGGCAGCTCTATTAGAGACCTTTGCTGCCGGTAATAACATTGTTAAGTTTGCACCTCAGAATGCTGATGATGTAGAGACAGCCGAAGTTTGTTCTAAATACACTGACTATGTGATGTTTAGACAGAATGATGCCTTTGAAGTAATGAACTCAGCTATCCATGACGGTCTAACAGCTAGAGTTGGTGTTGCTAAAGTCTTTTGGGATGAAAAAGAAGAAATCATTGAGGAAGAGTTTACTGACGTTAACCAAGATGAATTAGACATGCTTATAGCTCAGGAAGGTATTGAGTTAGGTGATAATGAAACTAATGAAGTTGGTTTAGTCTCAGGTACTATTCTTAAAACTAGAGATGCCTCACAGGTTGTTATCCAGTCACTAGCTCCTGAGGAGTTCTTAATTGAACCACAGGCAAAGTCATTAGATGACGTTAACTTTGTAGCTCATAGAACTCGTAAGACACTAACTGAGTTAAGAGAAATGGGTTATTCTGAAGATGTCCTTAAAGATATTGGATCAGACCATGAAGATGTCGAAGTAGAGACAGACCCTGAGATATTAGCTAGATTTGAAAACATTGGTGCTAGTCGTGGTTTTGATACTAAAGGCTACCAAGATCAAGTCCGTGATATCATGGTTTACGAATGCTATATGATGTTAGACAAAGAAGGCACTGGTATTGCCTATCTATATAAAGTTTGTAAAGCCGGTAATGTTATTCTTGAGTGTGTAGAAGTCGATAGAAAACCTTTTATCGTATTCACACCACTACCTATACCACATGCCTTTTATGGTTCTAACTTTGCATCTAAGGTTATAGCAACTCAGAATGCTAGGACTATATTAACTAGATCAATTCTAGATCATGCAGTTATTACTAACAATCCAAGATATATGGTTGTTAAAGGTGGTTTAACTAACCCAAGAGAACTTATAGATAACCGTGTTGGTGGTTTAGTAAACGTATCAAGGCCGGATGCCATAGCTCCTATGCCTCAGGCACCTTTAAACCCATTTATCTTTCAGACATTACAGATGCTTGATGAAGATAAAGAAGATACCACAGGTGTTAGCAGATTAAGCCAAGGCTTAAATAAAGATGCCATAAGCAAACAAAACTCAGCAGCAATGGTTGAGCAGTTAGCAACTATGTCTCAGCAGAGACAAAAGATCATAGCTCGTAACTTTGCTAATCAGTTTCTAAAGCCTCTATTTCATGAGGTCTATAAGTTAGTTGTCGAAAACGAACAATATGAAAAGGTTGTCGATATAGCAGGTAGTTTTGTCGAAATAGACCCAACGGACTGGAAAGAAAAAAGAGATGTAATGGTTGAGCTTAAGCTCGGTTACGGTGAACAAGAAAAAGATGCTCAGAAGTTTATGCAGCTACATCAACTATTCTCTCAGGATCCAAACTTACAACCAATGTATCAAATGCCTAATAGATTTAACATGATGAAAGAGGCACTACAGAAACAAGGCATATTAAATGTCGAAGAGTTCTTAACACCACCTGATCAATTACCTGAACCTCAACCTGATCCAATGCAGCAAATGCAGACACAAATGGCTCAGAAACAACTTGAGTTACAGGAACGTCAACAGCAACTATCTGAAATGAAAGCTCAGATGGATGGTCAAATGACACAAATGAAATTGGAGCTTGATAAGATGAAGGCCGAGAGTTCACATGCTCTATCCTCCGACAATCAAGATCTAAAAGAGCAACAATTTGCTCATAAGAAGTACATAGATGAAGCTGAATTAGAGGTTCTAAAGTCAGCCGAAGATGTACGAGGAATAGCCTCGCCTACAGGGTAATATCATATACCAAGATTTTACCATAGCTCAGTGAGGCTTAAATCACGTTTAACAACCATTTTAGGAGAGTAAAATGACTAAAGAAGAGACCCTAATCAGCTTTGGAAACGATGCTGATGACCTTGTTAATAATGAAGTTTTTAACAGAACAATTAACAGAATGGTGGAAGGAAGTTTCCAAGCATTTGTAAATTCAAAGCCTGAAGATACAAAAGCACGAGACAAATCCTATGACCATTATCGAGCTTTGGTAGACATCGTTAACACCCTGAGACAAGACGTTCAGGTCAGAGACGAGATCCTAGCGAAGAACGAAAAAGACAACAACAGTCAAGAGGAATAGTATTATCATGAGTGACGTACAACCCCAAAATAATGAAAAAGATTCAACAGCCTTAACAATAGACGAGGCTGAAGATGCCATTCTTGCACGATGGGAAGACGCTGAAAAAGAGCCATCAGACCCTGAGACCGAGGATGAACCTGAGATCGAAGAAGAAGAGACTAATAACGATCAACAGGAAGAGACAGACGAAGACGAGGTCGATGAAGATGAAGAGACAGACCCTGAAGAAACTGAAACTGAAGATGAGGATGAAGACGATGATGTTGAAGACGAGAACCCTGTTCTTAGTGACGATGCTCAAGTTGAGATTCAAGTTAACGGTGAAACAGTTCAGGCATCTGTTAAAGATCTTAAGAGACTTTACGGACAAGAAGCTGCTCTCACAAGAAAGTCTCAGGAAGTGGCTAAACAGCGTAAAGATGCTGAAGATAGCCTTTCTAAGTCTAGTGTCGTTCTCCAAAAGATGTTGGAGAAATCTCAAGCTAAGTTTAAGCCGTATCAAGAAGTCGACATGTTGGTCGCAAGTAAGACAATGTCTACAGAAGATTTCGCTCAACTTCGCAAAGAGTATAAGGCAGTTGAAGAAGAATATAAGTTCTTAAGCGAAGAAGCTGATGTCTATTATAAAGACCTACAAAACCAACAACAAACTCAATTACAGTCTGCAGCTAAAGAGTGTGTAAAGGTTTTACAGGACGAAGTTCCTAATTGGAGCAACCAACTTTATAATGATATCCGTGGGTATGCTATTTCCATAGGTCTACCTGAAAGCGAGGTTAATAGATATGTCGATCCTAAGGTGATCCAACTTATCAATAAGGCTCGTCTTTATGACCAAGGTAAAAAGGTAGCGACCACTAAAAAGAAAAATATAACTTCAACTAAAACCCTTAGATCCAAAAAGGCACCTCCTACAGCGACAAGCAGAAAAGCATCTAAATTAAAAGATTCAACGATTGCTTTAGCTAATAAGGGTGTTGACTTAGATGATATTTCTTCAGTGATTATGTCACGTTGGGAAGCATAATTTTAATTGCTTTTATAAGGAAAATCAAAAATGGCAATATATACTACTTACGACCAAGTCGGTAAGGCAGAGGACGTTTCAGATATCATCTCGAACATCTCACCTACAGACACTCCTTTTACTACTATGATCAAAACAGAGAAAGTCTCTGCTAGAACATATGACTATCAGGAAGATACTATCGGTAACGGTGCCGATAATAAACTAGTCGAGGGAGCTGATTTTACAATCGGAACTCAGGCTGCAACCACTTTAAGGACTGGTACTACTCAGATCCTTGGACTTGCCTTTCAGGTCAGTGCCACAGCAGATGCCATTAAGACATATGGCAGAGCCAAAGAAACGGCCTACCAGTTAGGAAAAACCTTGAAATTGCTCAAGAAGCATCAAGAGTTTGCATATGTTGGACATCATAATGCAGCAGCAGCAGGTTCAAGTTCTGCAGCTAGAGAAATGGCCTCAGCAACAC